TCTAATAGATAACCAGACATTTTCTGCTGACACTAGTGGAAACACCATAACTTGTCCACCTTATGTGCAGGACCCAGCAGATTTAGGGTTGTTAATAGAAAAGAATTTTGCGGGAACCTATATCGGAGGAATATCCCAATTAAGATACTACATAAGGCCGTTGGGTGTCGATGAAATATTTCATAATTTCTTGGTTAATAAAGACCGATATGATTTAGTTGATTGTGCTGGTGGTTGTACCAATGGTTGTGGTCCTTGTCCCGCTATAATAATACGTGACTGTGACTCATTAGATATCATTTTAGATTACGCTATAGGTCAAACTAGCACATCAGTAGACAGTTTATCTCAATTTATTGTGTCCCCAGAATATACATCAGTTAGGTTTACAGGAGTTCTTGTAGATAATGTTGTAAGTTATAGTATTAGGTTAATTGAAAACATGGGTACAGGAAGTGGTTCTATAGTCACCACACCATTTTTAGCTACACCCACAGATGTAATACAGGTTGAGATAATAAAATTTGATGCAACTAAAGAAGCAAAAGTTACCATTATAGGCAACTTAACTAAGTAAAAAACTATTTATAAAATAAAAAAATATGTCTTGTAAATGTAAAAATATTATAGAAAACTTCCAAGGAGGAACAATTCCTTTAGATACCATATTCAATGGAAACGTTCAAATTTGTGGTGCTGGTAAAACTTTAAAGGTAGAAAATATAATAGGTTGTTCTCCCACAACTATAGGGGCAGAGAGTGGTTGTACTTCTGCTACCACTACAGTTTTAATAGTTAGTGGTAAAACTAATTTTGGTTGTGATATTAATATTGCAAATGGAGGTGGAATATTTTCAGGTGGTACAAATTTATTAGATATTTTTTCCACCACTACCTCATCAGGTTCCACAGGAGGAGGAACCTTTACTGGAAATACTTCAGCTACCTGTATTAATGAATTATGGGTTTCTAATATTTCTGGATGTAGTCCAGTTACTATCGGAACAGAAGCAGAATTTTCACAAGACGTGTCGGTCTCACAATACATCAGACATACAGGTGATGCTGACACACATATTCAATTTTTAGATAATAAACTTCAGTTACATGCTGGTAACATACCTTTTATTCAACTTGATAAAGATGCAGCAACACCTTACCCTCTTACAATTAATCATGGTGGTAATAGAGTTAACTTTAGGGTTCTAGATAAAGATAGTAACCTACTTTTAAAAACCGATTCTGAAGCATCTAAGGTAAATTTATACCATGCTGGTAATATGAAATTAGAAACACAAATCGGAGGTATTGATGTAATAGGTGAACTTAATGTGACTAGTGGTTTAACTGTAACGGGAGACACTATAGTAAAGGGGGGGAAAATATTACTGGATGATGGTGATGTTAGTAATAACTATGCTGGATTTGGTAATAATGATGACCTAAAAATATTCCACAATGGAGGCCATTCAGTAATAAGAGAAACAGGAACAGGAAACCTATACCTACAAAGTGATAATAATGTCATAATTTCTAAGGATTCGGCTACAGAAACTATGATTAAGTGTATTGCCGATGGAGCTGTTGAACTCTACCATAATAATGTTAAAAAGTTTGATACGGGTAGTCATGGTGTTGATATAGTAGATGAAGCACACATAGAAGGTGAGACTCCACACCTAACACTTAAAAGGACTGACAACGCAAATGTTCCTAGTCTACGTTTTAAAGGCAGTGGTGGTACTATAGGTGCAAGTATTGATTTTGACGGTACAGCAGGCAGTTCCAATGAACTTATATTTAAAACTTTTCCAGGACTTACACTTACAGAAAAATTTAGAGTTACATACACTGGAGCAAAAGTTTCAGGTGAACTTAATGTGACTAGTGGTTTAACTGTAACAAGTTCAGGCACAAATACTTCAGATACGGTATTTTTAGTACAAGATAGTGTCGGTAATCATATCATAGAAGGTTTAGATACTGGACAAGTTCATGTTGGAGACTTAGTTAATAGTGCCCTACCAACAAATCCAACACTTATGATTGGTGCGGGTAAAACACCAAACGATAGAGGTTCGTTAGCCTTTACTTCTTCAGGTATAGGTATCGGGGGAGATAATGATGCAACTGGAGATTTTCTACACTTTCTTTTACCAGGAAGTGATGATAGTAGATGGAGATTTGATACTAGTTCCGCTTTTGGTTTTACCTTAATAAGTAGACAAAGTAACGCTTTTGGTTCGGGTGCGGGAACTAGAAGTAGTATTTACACTAGTAGGACATACGGTATAGATTTTTTACTCGGTTATTCAAGTGGCCTAGGTGTTACCGATACTGTCGGATATAGATTTAATACTAAAGATAGTACTAGTGCGGGTGCAAATGATATAGAAAGGTTTGTTATTGAAAACGGTACGAGTGAAACTAAATCTTACTTTGATAATATTAGTGTGTTGGGTGTTGGGACACCTAATCCTGACACTAACGTTAAAGTACACATTAGTGGAGATACTTTAATAAGTGGTAGTTTTACCGCAAGTACCATGACACTTAAAAATGTCCCCGCTTTTCAAGATGAAGCAAATGCTGCACTTGGGGGACTCACAACTGGAGACGTATATCAAACAACTGGAACTGGACCCTCTCCGTTAAATGTGGCGGGAATATTAATGATAAAACAATAAAATCGGTATTTATAACTAAAACACACACATGGAATTTTTTATAAGAAAAGACTCATTAGAACCAGTATTAAAAATGCAATTAATACAAGATGGTAGAAACGATTTCAGAAAGTTTTACCAAGGTTTAGAAAATGCTATGTTAAGTTTTTCTATGAAAAAGGTAGATACTGGTGAGTACGTAATTTTAAATAAAGCTGCTGGTATCGTACAAAAGACACAGGTAGACCCAATCAACGACCCCGAATATTATATATACTACAGATGGCAACCAACAGACGTAATGGAAGAGGGAAGATATCAAGGTCAGTTTTTAATCGAATTTTTAACAGACGGGACCCAGTTAGTGGCTCCAGTAAGAGAAGATTTATATATCAATATTCAAGAAAGTTTTGGAATTATTTAAATTGACATCTCACAAATAGTTTCTTATATTTTAATTAATGTTAAGTAAAATTCACTAATAGAGTGAAGCTAATATTACAAACGAAAATTATTATATACATGAAACCTACACAAGAAGAAATCCAACAATTTTTAGAAGGGAGTGACCCAGAAAAACACATAGTAGCGGTAGAATATGACTATCGTAGCAGTTCTATATTTAAAATCAAAGAAGACCCAATTAATGGTAAACAAATAGTTAAAGATACTTTCGTACCTTTTGCTTGGGTTGGAGACTTAAGACCTTACAATTTTTATTCTAATAGTAAAGCTAGACAAAAAGAAGCTATGAGTAAGCATGGTATTCTTATAGAAAAACTAGACAACCATAACCAACCAAGATTAGTAGAAGGATTAAATTTTATAATTAAAACTACTAAAACATATCAAAACCTAGTTTCATTTTTTAGAGAAGGTGGTGTAAACCCTTGGGGAGAAAATACTAGGTCATCAATTATTATACTTAGTCCTGTAGAACAATATTTAATTCAAAAAGAAAAAAGACTGTTTAAGGGTTTTGAAGATTATAACGATATCCATAGATTAGTTTTCGATATTGAGACTACCGCACTCAGACCTTCTGATGGTATGATATTTTTAGTAGGGATATTAGATAATAGAGGCAATAGTGAAATATTTTATGCCCATGATGATGAAAGTGAAAGACAATTAATTATTAATTTTTTTGAAACTATTAATAGAATTAGACCTACCATAATAGGTGGTTATAACTCCGCGTCCTTTGACTGGGAATGGATGTTTAAAAGAGCAGAAATATTAGGATTAAACATAAATGAAATTTCACATACACTACATCCAAATATTAATATTAGAAGAAAAGAATCTATACTTAAGTTAGGTGCAGAGATAGAAGATTATATGTCTACAAATATGTGGGGTTATAATGTTATTGATATTGCACATGCGGTTAGAAGAGCACAAACAATTAATTCTGACATTAAGTCTTGGGGACTTAAATACATCACACAATTTATTGGAGCAAATAAAGAAACTCGTGTATACGTACCTGGTGACAAAATATCCTCGATATATGAAGAGAATGAAGACTATTATTTTAATCCAAGAACTGGAAAATATAAGTTAAGAAATACAGAAGGGTTAGAAAATTTATTACAGAGACACCCAAACGTTTACGAAGAAGTTAATGGACAATTTATAATTAAAAAATATCTTGAGGGTGATATTGAAGAAACACTAACCGTTGACGAGGAATTTAACCAAGCTTCATTCTTATTGGCTTCAATGGTACCAACTACCTATGAAAGGGTGTCTACTATGGGAACCGCTACACTATGGAAAATGTTGATGTTGGCTTGGTCATACAAACAAGGTTTAGCTATACCTAAAAAAGATGAAAAAAGACCTTTTGTTGGTGGATTGTCAAGATTACTTAAGACTGGTTATTCTACTAATGTACTTAAACTGGACTTTAGTTCACTATACCCTTCAATACAATTAGTACATAAAGTTTTTCCTGACTGTGATGTTACAGGTGCGATGGAATCTATGTTAAAATACTTTAGGGACACTAGAATAAAGTATAAAAAATTAGCTGCAGAATATTATGGTGTAGACAATAAAAAATCATCATCTTATGGTAGAAAACAATTACCTATTAAAATTTTCATTAACTCGATGTTTGGTTCTTTATCCGCTCCTCAGGTTTTTCCTTGGGGTGAAATGGATAGTGGTGAAATGGTGACTTGTACAGGAAGACAATATCTAAGACACATGATTAGGTGGTTTATGGAACGTGAGTATTCTCCTTTAGTATTGGATACTGATGGTGTAAACTTTTCATCACCAGAAGGTGTAGAAGAACGTCTTTACATAGGTAAGGGACATAATGAATTAGTGGTGGAAGGTAAGGAATATAAAGGTGCGGATGCAGATGTAGCTGAATATAATGATTTATATATGAGAGACGAAATGGGTCTAGATACAGATGGTACTTGGCCTTCTTGTATAAATGTAGCTAGAAAAAACTACGCTCTTTTAACAGATAAAGGAAAAGTTAAATTAACAGGAAACTCTATTAAATCCAAAACATTACAGGGATTTTTGGTTGAGTTTATAGACGAAGGTCTACAAATGTTGTTAAAAGGTGACGGTAAATCTTTCATAGAACACTATTACTCTTACGTTGAGAAAATTTACAACAAGGAAATCCCACTATCTAAAATAGCTAATAAATCTAGAGTTAAATTAACTGTCGCGGAATACAAAGAAAGAGCTAAAAAAGTAACCAAAGCTGGAAACCCTATGTCTAAAATGGCACATATGGAATTAGTTTTAAAAGAAAATCTTAGAGTTAATTTAGGTGACACTATCTATTACGTTAATAACGGAACGGCTATGTCTCACGGTGATGTACAAAATAAAAAATTAAAAGATGGAACTAAAGAAACTATATTAAGATGTTACAGAATTCCTGAAAAAGACATAGAAGAAAAACCTGAGATGTGTGGAGACTACAACGTACCAAGATATATGAACACTTTTAATAAGAGGGTTGAACCTTTATTGGTGGTTTTTAAACAAGAGGTGAGGGATAGTTTAATTGTGAATAAACCAGAAGATAGGCAATTTTTCACGACTAAACAATGTGAGTTAATAAATGGTTTAGCTAGAAAAGAAGGAGACCAAGATGATTTAAATGAAGTTTTATCATTGTCTGATGAAGAAGATGTCTTCTGGGATAAAATGGGTCAGGACCCAGAAAAATTTCTAGAACCTCTAGGAATTTTTTAAACCATCAGAAGAAAGTATAAACCAGTTAGTGTTGTCCGATAATACCTCAATACTACTTTGTGGTCCCATATTAATTTCTTCCCACTCACCGTCTATTTTACCAGATTTTGTTTTTACTGTAATATTAGCCATAGATTTAATATAAAAACGGTTAAGGTTAGTATCATTAAGTGTGATGGTTAAATCTTCTGTAGCTATAATATATCTTGTATTAAGAGTAGTGTAGTTTGAATTTATACTTACGGGGATATTCTCTATATTTTCAACTGTCTTCTCAACCACAGGGATTTTACCCTGTTTTAATACAGCAATTAATGCTATAGTAAGTAGTTTATAGTTTATACCATCAGGTTCACCGTTTTCATCATAAATTACAAAATCTTTAAGACCTACGGAATCTACTTCCTCAGCAATTAATCCTACTGAAGATTTTCCATTATTTTTCCATTTAAATTTTACTGGTGTTAATTCTAAAATAGAATTCAATTCAGTAAGATTTATTGGTTTTACATCTTTTTTATATTTTAAAGATGAAGCTACTCTAAAAACTTCGTTAGTGGACACATCTATTTCTAAGTCTGTCCCAGTACCTGTTGGGATTAGGTCTGAATTAATCTGTATAGCTGACTTACCAAAAGTTAAATCTGGGTCTAACCCCATAGAAAAAACCGCTGTATTAGCTGATGTAGATGTAAAATTAAAATTATAAGTAGACGAATCACCAGATTTACTAATTAAAACATTTTGTTGTAATCTACTACTACCAGACATTTCTGCAGTTGTATCACAATTTTGATAAACTTGTCTAGAAAAATCTATTTTAGTTCTTAGTCCGAATCCTGGATAACTATATCCCATATTATATTACATTATAAGGGTCCTGGAATGGTCTGTATCCCAAGGCTTTATTAAGATTTTCAGCTACTAGAGCTTTTCTTTCCATTAATTTATCTTCTCTTAATCTTTCTAATCGTCCCATTAACTCCTCTGATAATTTTGTTTTTTCATCTTGTGATTCACTAAACAACGACGAATAATCCATAGTCAATTCACTATCAGGAACTTTTAAAGCTCCACTAAATTTACCTCTTACTCTACCTAAAGTTTCTTTTGCGAGAGCGGTAAAATATCTCCTAACCCAAGCTCTAGCTGGAGAATTTAAGTCAATCCATTCTATATCACTAATAGGTGCGTCGGAAGGAACTCTAATAATGTCTTTATTTTGAGCTAAACAATCATTCACATTATCATCATTAACATCATAATACCAATACCAAACACGAGCTCCATTTATTTCAGAGTTTCCAAAATCAAATTTACCACCAGGTACATTGTACAAGTGAAGATATCTAGTACCTTCTGGTCCAGCTGTAACTCTATATGTTAAGTCAGAACCTATAAGTCTATTTTTAATATTCCTATCTTGCATTCTTAAAAGAATATCATAAGCCGGCATCATGTAATATGAACCAACAATACCCATTTGTGCAAAACCACCAGCTCCACCCATACCAATTCCACCAAAACCACCAAACCCACCTAAGAATGGGTCCACCAACATTTCATTTAATTCTGGTCTATTAAACCAAAGAATTTCGTTTATTTCCCTTCCTGCTGGAATTTGATATATTTGTTGGTTAGTTACTAATTCAACGTAGTCTTTTTTAAGAATCCACGGACCCATTGTTTGTAAACCAACAATTTTAGAATAAGCATAAGTAAACGAACTTTCCCAATCCAAACTACGGGTAGTATATGCTCTAGCTAAATCAGCCTCGTCTACATTAATACCGTCTAATGATGCCCATTGGTTTTCAATTAACCAGTCGTTAACATACATAGCATAGTCTTGTATCGCTATTTCTAATAACGAATCCAACATATCATCCTCTAATTCTACACCGACAATCGGTGCACCTAGTTGATGCCTAAGTTGGGTATATAGTCTCTGTTTGTCTATTACTGAAATATTAGTTGGCATAATGTTTTTCTATATAAATATTACAAGTTATGTTACTTTCAATTATTATGTAACTCATTAAATAATTCTGTCATAATATCTGTGTCAGGATGAGAAGAAATATCACCCATAACTGTATCGATAACGTTTTTTTTCTTTTGTAATATATTATATATAATTCTTTCTATAGTGTTATCGAACGTTGGGTAAAAACATGAGACGTTTTTTTTCTGACCAATCCTAAAAGCTCTATCTTCAGCTTGTGAATGGTCTGAAGGAACAAAACTAAGGTCATTCATTATCACTGCCTCCGCTGAAGTTAATGTTATACCCACACCTCCCGCTTTTAAGTTCGATATGAATATTTTCACATCAGGATTATTTTGGAATTCGTCTACAGATTTTTGTCTATCTTCTTTAGACATTTGGCCATTTAATATTACAGAGTTATTTGGGTAATGGGAATGTAACTCCATTAAAGGGGAGGTAAAGTTAGTGAAAACAATTACTTTTTTATCTTGTTCTAAAATATCATTTATTATTTGTCTAGTGTGTACAATCTTACTTGAAGCTATAATTTGTCTAACCTTAGTTAGTTTAGCTAAGTGTATGGTTATACTTTCGTTTTGATTTTCATCAGACCAAGACAAATATTCTCCCATTTCTTTTTCATATTCTGAAGAACTTAATTCTAGATAAACTGGTGTAATAATTTTATCTGGTAAATCCAGTACATCTTCTTTTAATCTTCTAGTAATTTTGTCTTGGGTCCTGTCCCTTAATTCTTCTAAATTAGAAGCTCCACTAACATTCCATATTTTCCTACCGTTTGGTCCTCTGAATTGTCTACCTTCACAATATCTACTAACATAGGTTATCCAGTTGTTAGCCACCCTACTTTTTACCAATTTTAATAAATTATAATAATTTATTGGTCTAGATGTCATTGGTGTTCCAGTTAGTAACCACACCTTACCTAATTTATTAACTATTTCATTAATAATTTTTGTTCTTTGTGCTTTGGGATTAGAAATGTAGTGAGCTTCGTCTATTATTATTCTTTCAATACCAGAATCTAATAAGGTTCTAATTGAATCATTTTTAAGTGAATGAAAATTTTTTAAAATATCGTAATTTACTATAATAAATTTACCTTCTTTCCATTTTTTACCTTCAACAATAACAACCTCTTCATCTGTATAATTTTCTATTTCTCTTTTCCAGTTAATTTTTAGTGATGCTGGACAAACTATTAATGTACGTTTATTGTTTTCTATTATACTAGCGAGAACAGCCGAAGTAGTTTTACCCAAACCCATATCATCAGCTAAAATATACATATCGTTTTTTAATAATGATTCTATAGCTGGGATTTGATGTTCCATAGGTGGCCTATGTGAAAAGGGAGTATAATCTATTTTAATTTTTTTATTGGTGGATGGAACTACTTGAGACTTGGGTATCCAAAATGCATAAAGATTTTCCGAATCTATTACCTTACCCCAAATATGATATGATTTGTCACCCTCTACTAGTATTTTCTCAACCCATATCTCTGTTGGTGCTTTTGGTAGTAATTTTTTTTCTTGTAGTTGTTCTGAAAGGTAAGGGTCTATTTTTACTTTTTTTCTAGCTACCTTAGGTATAATATTGTGATTATTTAATACATAGTCCGCCTGATTTCTAGTTAGATTAAAGTACTTACTTTTAATTTTTTCTTTTAAATCTAATATGAAATTATTAGCTCCACTATATGTGGAGAGTATGTTACGAGCTTCAACTTCCGGTATTTTTATTTCCACAATATGATAATTATCCAACCTAAATATAAGTAAAAACTAGATATTTATAAATAAAAAACGTTAACAATGAGTGAAAAAAGAGTGCCCATAACGAGAGTAAATAAGTTTTTCGGTGATGAAGACTTCCGACTCCAGGAGTCCATGGGTATGGAATACCTACACGGCAATTTAAATTTTACTCTGGTTTTATATAGTGTAGATAGGGGTAAAAGTGTTACTGATGATGTTTACGGTGAAGCTGCTGAAGAAGAAATAAGATTTTTTCCTCCTGTAGAATTTAAAGCCTTGGTTAACATTTCGGGCCCTACTAACGATAGTTATGCGGGTGGTCTAATGAGATATTTAGAAAGTGGTAATCTTACTATTAGTGTCTACAAAAAAGAGCTTGAACAGTTAGGTATAGACATAAAATATGGTGACTACATAGGTTATCCAGAAACTGAAGATTTTACAAGGTACTTTACTGTATCTAATGATGGTAGAGTAGCTGGAGATAATGCACACACTATCCTAGGTTATAAATCTTTTTATAGAACCATAACATGTGTACCAACAAGTGAAAATGAATTTAAAGGAATTTAATTATGGGTAAAATAAATAAAAAAATTAAAAAGACACTTAACATGTATCCAGTGGTTAGAAATCAACCACAATATCCATCGGGTTATGATGGATTATCAACGCCTAAAAGAAGAAAACAATTAGCTGAATTTATTAGTGAAGACGGTACATTTTTACCTAAGAGTGTTCTACACGCTGATTTAGATAAAGGTATGTTAGATTTTGTTAAGGATAGACTTCAGATAAGTGTAAATGGTAAAGGAATTTCAATTGTGGACCAAATACTTACGATACAAAGGTGGGCAGAATTTTCAAATACTTGGTCATTTAGTGATAAGGATTTAAATCCTGAAATTCCGTTTTTGGTAACTGTAAGAAATCCAGCGGTACAGTACGGTTCCAACCCTTCTTTAATTTATACTATACCAGATAGAAGAACTTTTCACTATGCTAAAGTTCCTACCTGGGATGGTCAAAGAAAAGGAATGGATTTATATAAAATACCACAACCAGTTCCTGTAGACATAACCTATAACCTTAAAATAGTATGTAATAGAATGAGGGAGTTAAATCAATTTAATAAAGTTATGATGCAAACTTTCACATCTAGACAAGCATATACGTTTGTAAAAGGACATTACATACCTATTATTTTAGAAACACTTAGTGATGAGAGTCAAATTTCAGATAATGATAAAAGAAAGTTCTACACACAAGACTATCAATTACAACTTCAAGGATTTTTAATAGATGAAGAAGAATTTGAGGTAACTCCAGCAATTACAAGAAAATTATTAGTTTTTGAAACAGATTTAAAAACTAAAAAACGTGACGCAGGCCCAACTAAAGAAAACCCACTTAGTATTTTTACTGAAACTTTTACTATTGACGCTGGTGTAACCACACTTACCATACCTTTTGAATTTGACGCTAATGTTCAGGTTACTGAAACTACCAATAATAATAACTATACTGTAGGTATTGTGATTGACGGAGTTACTGAATTAGTTAGTGACGAATTTACAACATACTATGTGTCTAGAGGTCAGAGTTTAAGATTTAATTTAACTCCATTAGATGCGTCAGAACCCCAAACAATTACTTTACAAACAAAATTTATTTAAAGGTCTCCGTAAATGTCTTTTTTTGGTGAACATTTTTCTTTTATCAACTTCTCGACAAACTGAAACATTTTTAAACCGTTTTTACTACAATAGTCTTTTAATAGTTTGTGAACCCCACTATCTATTTTAATGTTTTTTATGTTTTTAGGGTAAGGCATAACCATAAGTATGAAAAAAGTATGTTTTTTTTCTTACAAGAACTTGCAATAGTCAAAAATGTGGTAATCTTTTGGGATTAGAGATAATATTTATTAATAAAATAAAACCAAAAATATAAAAAAAATTAATTAACATGGCAACAGACGGAAAAGTTTTTGTATCCCCAGGGGTATACACGTCAGAGAAAGATTTAAGTTTCGTAGCACAAAGTGTGGGAGTAACAACACTTGGTTTAGCTGGTGAAACTCTTCAGGGTCCTGCTTTTGAACCTATTTTCATAAGTTCATATGGAGAATTCCAAACCTATTTCGGTTCATTAAACCCAGAAAAGTTTACGGAAACACAAATCCCTAAATACGAATTATCATATATAGCAAAAGCATATTTACAACAATCTAATCAGTTATTTGTGACTAGAGTATTAGGTTATTCTGGATATGACGCTGGACCTTCTTGGTCAATAACAACAATAGGTAACCCTGATTGTGAAACTATTAGAACTCAGTGTGCTGACACTACAAGTACAGTATATAGTGCTTCTACATGTAACACTGGAACGGCTTTTGAGTCAACTAGTGGTTCTACTGCTGTGGTAAATAGTGGTTCTGTTGGGTTATACTTTACTGGAGGGACTGACGTTTGGACTGATTCATCCACAACTGTTAAACCTATTGATTCTTTACCTTGGCCTATTTCTGAAAAAATAAATGAAACTTTAACAAAAACAGATGGTAGTAGTACAACTATTTCTGCCGAGTTAGATAGTATGTTATCTACATATTACTCTAGTTTATCACACATAGCAGTATGTGCAACTGGAGGTACCCCATGTTTCTTACCTATGACAGGAGGAACTAGTGTAGAAAAAGCTTTTGGTTGTAACTATGATGGAGATACGGTTTCAGGAAATACATTATATGAAGGAACATATTTAGAAAATGCAGGAACACCAGCATCTTCAGGATACACTTACCAGTCTAAATTTAGTGGTATAACAGAAACACAAGTTTTAGGTTCTTCTTGTAACCCTAAACCTTCAGTATTCTGTAATGACATTAACGACCCTTGGTTATACGGATTCTTTGACCTAGTTCCTGGAACAGACCAGTATACTGGTTTCTCAATGAGTATCGGTATCAATACTAATGATGTTTTAGATATTAGTACATCCGCTCAAACAACATTATATTCTGGAGATTCTGCTTTAAGATTCTCTTACACATTATATACAGGAGAAACTTTCTGTAACTACAACGATTTAGTAGTCGCAACTTTCCGTTCAAGAGGTGTAAGTACACAAAATTCAGGTGGACCTGTTTATCAAGTAACTGGTGGAACAGATGTTACAATGGTTTGTACGGGAGACACTTTCTCCAAAGTAAATACTGACCCATTTGCCACTTTTGGTATGGATGTTACAGATAAAGACGGTGATTCATTTAGATTTGAAACTTCTATGTCTCCATCATCTAAAGACTTTGTTAAACGAGTATTTGGGGTGGCACCGTTTGATAAACAAATGGAACAAGTTCCAATCTTTGTAGAGGAAGCTTATCCTAACATGTTAACATACGCTTATAAGAAGGGTTACATTAAAGGATTAAACTGTAGTCTACTAGATTTACCTTCATTTAGAGATTCTAATAATACTGGAACTATTGGTTTCTACCAAGAACAATGGCAAACCCCAGTAACACCTTATGTTGTTTCTGAACTAAGAGGTACCAAAGTATATAAATTATTTAGATTTATATCTATATGTGATGGTAACGCAGCTAACACACAAGTTAAAATATCTATTGTTAACATTTCATTTGAAAGAAATGAATTCGATGTGTTAGTTAGAAGTTTCTATGACACAGACGCTTCACCAGTTGTATTGGAAAGATATACAAGATGTAGTATGAATCCTAATTTGAACTCTTTTGTTGGGGTTAAAATTGGTACCGCTAATGGTGAATATGAATTGAAGAGTAGATACATTATGGTAGACTTAGACCCAGAACAAGAGACTGACACTAACCGTCATGATGCTGTTCCTTGTGGATTCGAAGGTTATGTGACTAGAAATTACTTAGGAGAACAAAGTCCTACATTATACTATAAAACAAAATATAATAAACCAGGTGATATAATCTGGAACCCACCTTTCGCTGTAAGTTCAACTGTGGATAACTCAGTGATAAGTGCGGGAGATAAAATTAGAAGAGTTTATTTAGGTATTTCTGATACTGCAGCTTCAGCTTATGACGATGACTTCTTCCAATATAAAGGAAAACAAGCACCTACAGATAAATGTAATGATTTAGATGGTACAGACTGGAATTGTTTAACTCAAGGATTCCATATGGATAGTGGAGCGACTTGTGTAAATACTTTAGGTGAGTTATGTGTAACTACACTTTGTAAAAATTGTGGTACTGGAACAACAACTGAAGACCAGTTCGCTGTTGGTGTAGCACCGTTTAGAAGTGAACCAACTAATTCACAGGACCCATACTACACATTACAGTCTAGAAAATTCACATTAGCACCGTATGGTGGTTTTGATGGATGGGACATTTATAGAAAATCAAGAAGTAACGGAGATAGTTATGTTAGAGGTAAATCAGGGTTCTTAAACGGAGCTTGTACTTCAACTACATTCCCTAACGCGTCTGGTGATGGTTCATTTAAACTATTATCAAGCACTCCTTGGGGTGAATCAGGATTCTTCGCAACAACTGACTATTACGCTTATTTCTTCGGTATTAGAACATTTAGAAACCCAGAAGCGGTTAACATTAACGTATTAGCAACACCAGGTATTGACTATGTAAACAATAGTAACCTTGTAGAGGAAACAATTGACATGGTAGAAACTGAAAGAGCTGATTCACTGTATGTTACTACAACACCTGACTACAACTTGTTTGTACCAGGAGCTACGGTAGCGGCAAACATAATCCAACCTACTGAAGCGGTAGATAACTTAGATTTAACAGCAATCGATTCTAACTACACCGCTACTTACTACCCATGGGTACAGTACAACGACCAAGAGAACAATACAAGAGTATGGTTACCACCTACTTATGATGTAATGAGAAACATTGCTTTAACAGATAATATCTCATTCCCTTGGTTCGCGTCCGCTGGTTACACTAGAGGTATTGTAAACGCGGTTAAAGCTAGAAAGAAACTTACTCTTGATGAAAGAGATACGTTATACGCTGGTAGAATTAACCCAATCGCAACTTACTCAGATGTTGGTACTATTATCTGGGGTAACAAGACACTACAAAGTAGACAATCTGCATTAGACAGAATCAACGTTAGAAGATTGTTACTACAGGCTAGAAAATTAATTTCGGCAGTAGCAGTTAAATTGTTATTCGAACAAAATGACGAACAAGTAAGAAACGAATTCTTAGACTTAGTTAACCCAATCTTAGACTCTATTAGAAGAGAGAGAGGTTTAACAGACTTTAGAGTTGTTCTTTCTGACGACCCACAATTGATTGACCAAAATACATTAGAAGGTAAGATTTACATAAAACCAACTAGGTCTCTAGAATTTATCGATATCGAATTCTTAATTACACCTACTGGAGCATCATTTGAAAATGTATAATAAGAAAAGATAAAAAAAGGTAAAAAATGAAACTTAATTATAAAAAACAAAAATTAGTAGAAAGTTTAGGTTTTAACGTAAATTTCAAAAACCATTATGGTAATAAACCACAAAACGTTAAAGTAACACCAGACCAGTTCAAAAGATTAATGGAGTCTTACTTAGTATATGAGGAAGAAATACACAAGGAAGAGGAGGATTTAGAGTTAGCAGAATTCTCTGATTCATTCCAAGACGAACTTGACCAAGACATATTAGATGAAATGGATATGGAAAAAGAAACCAAAGAAGGGTATGGTAAAAAACATATGGACGAAATGAACTTTGGTGATGACGGTGGTTTGAATTTACCTTCAGATGTAGATATGGATACTGAAAACGACAATAACCCGATTGATTTAGATGAATATGGTTATCAGTCTATTGACCATTCTGATAGAGACGAGTTCGATGGTAGAAAATCTAGAGTTGTTGGGGTATATTCAGACATTAACAAACAACGTTATGGGATGAATGAAGATTCTGAAGGAGAGGAAACATATCACTACGATGAAGATTTACACCATGACAGAGATGAATTACATCATTTAGAACGTGAAAGAAGTCACGCTCATGGTGGACATAAGTCCGACCTAGACCAACATATCGCAGCTCTAATTGATTCAATGAAGTATGACGATAAAAGAGGTGTGGGTAAAGATGATATGTACAGAAGAGAACCAGGAACACACTTTTACCATGAAGGAAACGGTTTAGCGGAATCTGTTGACAAAACTTTTAAAATGATTAGAGAATCTATTAGAAGAGAAAGACCAAAAGGTTTAAGAATGAGTAACTATAGTAGAAAAACTTTAAATGAACAATTTGTTGGTTATACTGAAATGGGTGAACAATTCTATGGTGGTAGAGGTAACTACAATAATCCTGGAGTAAATGCCGCTAAGGGTATTGAAGAGTTAGTTAAGAACATTAAAAAAGCTTATAACTTTATTAAAGATTCAAGAACTAGAAAACAAATTGAAAACACCTTAGTTAAGTTACAAAACTTTATGGCTATCACAGCTGACGCAGTTATGGCAGGTAAACAACAAAGAGCACCTAGAAGAAATGACCAATTAACTAGACCATTACCTTATCCTGAATTAGACGAACCAGAAGATTTAGAGGATATTGATGATGAGTTAGATTTAGATTCACTTAATGAGTCCCAAAAACGTAGTTTGGTTAGAGAAGCTAAAAGAGAGTTGAGAAGAAGAGCTTTAGTTGAAGAATTTTATTTACTTAACGAACAGGACGGAAAAGATAAAATTAAACAGTTAAAAGACGCTTTAAAAAGAGAAAGACAAGCTAAAAGAGATTTAAACAAACTAGGAAGAAAAGAACAAAGAGAAGAAAGAAAAAAAGCTAGAGAACAAAGAAAAGAACTCAAAAAATTCGAACAACTATGTTCTAAATTTCCAGACGCTCCAGAATGTTCTGATAAAGATGAATTCGTAAAAGATGTTGAACAAGAAATTACAAAGGTAGAAGTTGCAACAAAAGATGCGGAAAAAGATTTCCAAAAACCCCCATCTGGGATACCAGATAAAAAACCTGGTGATTCGGTTAGTGGAAAAGAAACATCAAAGTTATGTCAACTAAAAGGAGACAAAACCTATGAGTATAAAGTAGAAAATGATGAGTGGTACAGTAGAAAAAGAGGTACAACTAAATGGAACTCATTAGCTGGAGATAAATTTACTTTAGCAAGAGCAAGGTTAGATAAAGGTTGCCCAACGTTTAGAAAAACTAAAGAAGAAATGCCAGATGACGCGGTTAGTTCACAGGAAGATAAAGTGAGTTCAGCTACACAAACAAATGACCCAGATTCTTGGAAATCAAATATTCCAGGAAATGACCCAAAAAAGGACGCTGAAGCAAGACAAAGAGCCAGAGAATTTGCAGCTATGGGGTACCAAGGTTATTCAGGTAATTAATAACTTATAACATTTTTATTATTTAAAAAGGGTCCTAATGGACCCTTTTTTTATTCATCTATTTTTCCTCCGTTTCCAAGGATTAGTAAAAATATCATAGGAAACATTAATGGTGCTTTTAAGATGTGGGTAAATATATAGAAGTTGAACCATCCGTTTGAAGGTTCCCCTGAGTTTTCCTGTTCAAGTTCCAAATAATTTTTTTCAATCTGTTTTTTATTTATTTCGATAAAGAAAATCATAGTAATGATTGAAATCGTAAGGTATGTGATAATGTATGTCATTGGTTCGTATTTTAATAATTATGATACAAAGATAATAAATTCGGTGGGACTACACAAATATATACGTAATTAGTTTACGTGATGTTACGAAAAACTAAAACGTCTTTTACTGTAAATTCTCCAAGCTTCGTTGTTGTCATATTTCTCATTAATTTTACTAACAACTTCTGTAGGTAATTCCTCTTCAATTAAACTTTTTTTGGTTATGTCACATTTAATATTTGTGATTTGACTGTTCAATGAAGACATTTTAGACCTTAATTCATCAATTTGTTTTGCCAACTCTTCTTTTTCTTTTTGAGCTTTTGTCAACTCTTCACTACCATTAAACTCCTTTTTCCAAGCGTCTTCATAAGTGTCATCAGTAAATAACTCAACGTGATTTCTAGTATACCTTTCATTGATGTTGGATACTTGACCTTCAAGGTAATCGTTAATGGTATCCAACAATTTATTTGTAAAAATTTCAGTTATCCTAGGAATGTCCTGAATAAAAGTATCATAGATACCATCGTACTTTTCAATTTTCTTTTTTCTTGTACGAATTCCAGTAAATTTAAATTCTACTCTATGTGTTTCGTGCATGTTATAACATTCTGACTCTTCTCTCAGAATTTGAGAAAGTTTGACAGCTTTTAATAATTGTGGGTTGATAGACTTAAGTGTCTCTACAATTTCTGGTTTAAGAACAACATAAACACTCATCCAAAGAGAACGGTCAAAGGAATATTTAGCGTCAACAGCTCTGTCTGCGTCTTTTTTTGAGTTGGAGGTTTTGACTATTACATCATCTTTTGTGATTCCTTCTACAATTGTTAAATATTCTTTGTCGTTACTAAATAAGCTTTCTGTTTTTTCTATCTTCATGTTTTTCTTTTATCGTTTTGTTATATACAAATATAAGAGCTTTATTTTAAAATACCAAATTAAATTTATCTTTTTTTTGTTTGTTTACTAAATATTTTTTCTTATATTTGTATCGAACTTTAAAACATAATAAATGAAATTAGCACTTTTTGACTTTGATAATACATTATTTAAAACCCCTTATGACGAAAGTCCAAGTTATATGGATAAACCAGAAAGTTTATCAATACGTAAATGGAAATTCGAACCAATACTTGAGACTATAAAAAAGTTTAAAGAATGTAAAAAAGAAAAAAATACGAAAGTTATTTTACTTACAAATAGAATTGACAATGTTTACTCAGAATTAAAGACTTTATTAGAGGAATACGGTTTGGTATTTGACGACTACAAAATGATTATTGGTGTGGATGGTGATAGGTCTAAAGGTAAACGAGTAAAGGACTTGATATTAAATAATAACGTGGGTTCTGTTGAGTATTGGGAAGATAAAGATAAACATATAGAAGATGTCAAAAACACCATGGACTTTTTTCCAGAGATAGAATTAAAAATAAATAAAGTAGTTATTTAATTCTATTAATACTACCAGTAGCCCTTTCTCCTTTAGGTAAATCTCTAGTATTATCTACAATCCAATAATTATCTACCATAGGAATTAAATCTTTAACAACTCTTCTAACTTTATCGTGATAATCAATAACCATGTCTCTAGGTAAACTTCGGTCTCTTTCTTGATTTCTCTCCAAAGCTTTATCCAATTCTGTAACAACATGAACTATAGTTACAGCATAACCATTGTCTTTAGCTAAATTAATTACATCATTCATAACTTGTCTTTGACCACCACCCGCATCATATACAATATTAGGTGTGTGATTTCTCTCCACCTCTAAAAAGTTCTTTAAAAATCTAATAGTTAAATTTCTAGGGTCTGATGTGGTATATGACATATCTAATATCTTTTTATAACCCTCGTCAGTAGAAATATTTTCTTTCCAAGAATCACCCCAGATTTTTTTAGCTAACGCTACTCTATAGTTGTCTACATTAAATTGTTTGTAATCAGGTAAGTCTATAAAGTTTTGTGTAACGAAACTTTTTCCCGCACCTGGGCCACCAGCAATAATTACAAAATTACCCTGAGGTCTATCAAATCCAACTACCCTGGACTCAACAAACATTAATCTTTTGATTTTCTCAATTTCTTTTAGTAGCATATCTTTATATAAATATATTTATTAATGATAATAATACAATAATCATGAACACAAAATTACTTATCGAAAGAATGATGAGATTAATGGAAATAGAAGACATTAAGTCTGATATTTCAAATTATCTCGATTCAACGTATTTAAAAACATCAGAACAAGCTGGTATCTCAGACGAAGAAACTAAAAACAACGTTATGTCATTATTAGATGACGCTTTAAACCATAATATGAAATTAGTTATGGTAAGACCAGAACAGGTAGAATTAGCCAGAGAAGTAATAGACCAAAGAAACGGTAATACTTTAGTTGGTACAGTAATTGATTTCCCGTTTGGAAATGGTAGTACTTCAGATAAAGTTAATGAAGCTAAAAGAGCCATTAATATGGGTGTAGATGAAATTGATTATGTAACGGACTATAAATCTTTTAAGGCAGGAAATATAGAAAAATTTATTAGAGACATTGTAGATGGAACCAGGGTTGGTATGGATGCTGGTAAAGTTGTTAAGTGGATTATAGAAAGTGAAGCTCTTACAAACCAAGAAATACAAGACATAACTCAGCTTATCAGAGATGTGGTAGTTAATGAGTTTGGTGAGATACCAGCATCATCTGTTTTTGTTAAAACATCTACGGGATTTTTTAACGGTGAAAAACCAAATCCTGAAAAAACTAAAGAAGAAGACGTAATAATTATGTCTCAAAATGCTGGACCACTGAGGGTTAAAGCTTCTGGTGGTATTTATACTATAGACGATTTAAATAAAATGGTTAAAGCTGGAGCTAGTAGAATCGGAACTTCAGCTGCCAAAGAAATAATACGTGGTGATAAAGACGTTATAAAAGATTATTAAAATGAGTAAACGAATTAGACAAATAATTAGAGAACAAGCTGGATTAAATTTATCCGTACAGGATGAAATCGGTAATTTGAACCCTAATGAAAGACAACAAATTAAGGGAGCGTTAATAGATTTATTAAATAATAATCCAGAACAGGAAATGTCAGAAATAGAGTATGGTGGTATTCCTGAGTTAAAAGCTACTGGTTTAGTAGGTAAAATAGGTAAGTGGTTTAAAAGATTCTTAACAGATAAAGCTTCAGACTATTTAATCGACGCTAGTGCACAAGAAATGGAGGACACCATAAAATTAATTGACGCGTTAGACCCTAATGACTTGACTGGTATATTCACTCCTAGAGCAATGTATTTAGGTGGTGGTATAGATTTTGCTGATGACGCGTTGTCATGGAGAACTCAGGTTGAGAACTTTTTTGGTCCTGGTCACGTAGTTAAAGGAGATAAATTATTTGAGTTAATTACCACGGGTAACATGAGTTTTAAAGGTCTTGATACTCCAGCAATACTTAATCCATTAAGAGCAGAAACAGTAAGAGATGAAGACGATGAATTTCAACAAATGTTTAAACAGTGGAAAGCTGGTGAACTAGACGGACAGACATTCCAAAAATTTAGAGAAAAGATTAGAGAACAAATAGTTGTACAAGATTTATATATGTTAAAAGTGTGTGACACTAACCTAATTAATTTTGATGGTACTGCTGGAGCTGGAACATTCGGAGAAGCTCAGTTTAGTGCTTTGAAAAACTCACAAATCTTTGTTTGGTTAACTAACGGAATGAAAATATCTAACATCTCTCCATGGATGATGCCCTCAATAACCAAAATTCTTCAAGAAGACGAACTTTGGCCTTTCTTGTCTAACTTCAAATAAATGAATCTTGTCAGAAGAATATTAAGAGAATACACTGAACAACCATTAAATGAACTAGCTAGAACTAATCGTTTAATAGTTCTTGACGTTGACGATACATTACTTAAACCTTCTGGTGTATACATCTATAGAAATTTACCTTCAGACCCCCAAGAAATTGCATTAACACCTTACGAATACGGTTTAGAAAACGTAACCCCAGAAACGAAACAATATTACGACTATAGGGACTTTTTAGACCCAGTAAAAACACAACAATCAATAGAACAAGCTGAACCAATAGTTACTAACTTATCAGTAATGGACGATTATTTAAAATTAGGTCATCAGATAGCTATATTAACAGCAAGGTCTAATGAACAGGTTGTTTTTGACGGATTAAAACAATGGTTAATGTATAAAGACAGAAAAGGTAACCTAATACCAATAGGGGACCGTCTAAATAGAGAAAACGTATTTGCGGTAAACGACACCAACAGAATGAGTACACTAGAGTCGGAGACTGATTATGAAAAAAAGGCGGAGATAATGGAAAAATTAGTTAAAGTTTATGACGAAATAGTTTTCATAGATGATGATATGAAAAATATTAAACAAATGAAGATGTTAAAAAGAGATTTACCGGAAGAGCTTGCTAAGAAATTATTTGTAATGCATGCTAAAGAATAATTAGTATTATTATATTTATATTATATAATAGCTTGTATGCTATATGGATATAAAATTAGAAAAATAAAGTAAAGGGTTAAATTGGTCGATTTTTAAAAACCCGTATATTTATTAAGAAATAAGAACACAAAACAAAAAAAACTAACATGGCTGACTTATTAATGAAAATGCCCATACCGTATGAACCTAAAAAGAAAAATAGGTTTATCTTAAGATTCCCTTCGTCGTTGGGTATTAATGAGTGGTATGTGGAAAGTACTTCTAGACCTGCTGTTAATATTAACCCAGTAGAAATCCCTTTCTTAAACACATCTACTTATGTAGCTGGTAGATTTACATGGAACACAATCAGTGTGACATTTAGAGACCCTATAGGACCATCAGCGTCACAAGCACTTATGGAGTGGGTAAGATTACACGCAGAATCTGTAACAGGTAGAATGGGTTACGCTGCAGGATATAAAAAGGACATCGATTTAGAGATGTTAGACCCTACAGGTGTTGTAGTTGAAAAGTGGATAATGCAAGGAACATTCTTAACAGACGTTAACTTCGATAGTTTAGGATATAGTGATGATGCAATTGCAACTATTTCAGCAACCTTGAGACCAGATAGATGTATATTAGTATACTAATCTACATTACATAAAATTTTAAAACCCGTACTTAGTGTATGGGTTTTTTATTTAAAGGAGCTTTGTTTTTTATTTTAGGGTAAGGTTTTTCTTCCCATAAACAATTTAGTGTTTTATCAAAAACCATTAAGTACCTGTGTTTACGTTCACGAGGTCGCCATTCACCTTTTTTACCTTTAACTGGACCTCTCTGATGTTTAACAAAAGAACCATCCCCTAACTCAAACCAAAAGTCTTTTTTAGAGTCAGTTAAACCGTAATATTTAAAATTTGTGGCTTGATATATAAAACCAGTGTGTAGAGAA